CGATGATGATTGCATTGGACTCCTTCTCAGTAATTGATCGGATTTCTTCTCTGTCCTTTACATCAATACCACCGTGTACGAAGAATACTTTTCTTCCATCCTTTGCACTACTATTTATGAGTTCATAAAGTGGTTCACCATGACGTTCAACATAGTTGAATAGTACTAAGGTGTTACCTGAAAGATCTAGTGAAAGATTTTTGATAAAGTTGTTCCTTCTAGGATGTGAGACCAAGTAATCAATCTCTTCATGATAACTGTCAAACTTGACATGGTTATGCCTCAGTGATATAATCTTGATCTTTAATCTAGAAAGATGTCCTTGTTTAATTAGGTCATTTGTATTTGTAATCTTTTCGTGAGGACCGAACAACCCTTCTAGGACAAGTTTATTTGTCTTGCTACCGTCTAGGGTTCCAGTAAATCCAACACGATACTTGGCATGATGTAGTTTGGTGAGAATATCTGTCAAGGACTTTGCCTTAAAAAGATGCGCCTCGTCACCAATAACAGCACTGAAGCATTCAAAATATTTTCTATGTTGTTTATAAATTGATTGCCATGTCGTAATAGTTACTGGTTTCTCAGATATCTTTTCATGACCAGCATATACTTTATGACAAAATTGTTCAGCATCCCAACTATAAGATTCAAAATCCTTGTACATCTGTTCGACAAGGGAGGTAGTTGGCACCACGATCAAAATTTTCTGACCTGTTTCTTGAAGGAAACGAACAATAGAATAGATCATAAAGGACTTACCTGATCCTGTCGGAGACACAATCAGTTTCCTTTTCTTTCTTAGTGCTTCAAAAATTGCCTTGTACTGATAGTCCCTTGCTTTAAGTGGCGAAAATCTTTTAGTAAATGACTTAACTCCCTCAAAAGATACTAATTCATCTTCAGCATTTGGCATACCAAAGAATTCATTATCGTCATAATCATATGTGTATCCACGTTCTTTGCAGAACTCTTCAATATACTCTCTCAACCCAGCATAGATTTCTCCAGTGCCAGGTGAGAACAATCTAATCTTGCCATCCCAGTACTTCTGCCTGTAAGCAGGCATGAACTTTGCACCCTCTACCTCAAAGGTAAAGTGGTCAGATAATTCATATGAAATATGTGGAGGTGTTTTCAGTTGAAGATATACTTCATTTTTCTTTCGGATAATAACGTCACTCATCTATACCTCTAGAATATCTTAACCAATCAATTGCATTCTTGATTTGGAATGAACGATTGTTAATATTATTTAGAATCTCTTTAACAGTGCCTTCCAGTTTGTCATACAGATCTACCATTGCTTTTAATCTGATGACTTCTTCATCGGCATCAATGTAGATCTGAACCTCTGTCTTCATGATCTTTTCATCGGGGGCATCCTCTTCTCTGCCCATATAATAACTATATTTCTGTTTGTATATTCTTTTGTATTCGTATTCTTTTTCTTTTTTAAGTAACTGAATTCTTAAATACTTATCAATCCATTTTGAATGAAGAATGGGAATGTTTCTTGCTGCTTCAAATAGGTCATCACCCATATCTGCATCTATTCTCCACTCTTCCATAATCTGTTGTTGTAAACTCATAATGTCAAAGGTTTGTCGAATCTATCTGTTAGTTTAAAGAAAGTATATCTAAATCTTATTTCTGCTGACAAATATTGCACATCATTTTGATCAGTAGAAAATTCCATAGGAGTTAATGCTACTGGAAATGAATCTACAAAATAAACTTTAAATGATGTATTATAATTGCTATTTAAAATATGAAGGTATAAATCAGTTTGATCTAAAAAGTCGTCGTTAACTTGAAAATCTTTATCCTTCATTTCGTTTACAAAATCTCTCCACTGACTTCCTTTTTGTGGATATGTAATACCCACCATCCAATTATGAATCAGTGAATAGTTAATGCAATCTTCATCAATTAAAAATCTAACGACAAATTCTTCATACGTAAGTTTATCTCCAGTTAACTGGAAGTCATTATATGGAGTCGCTTGATTTGGACCTCCCATTGAAATACCAGGAATGTTGACACTGGTACACTGAAAACCAATGCTGGTAAATCCAGGAACGACTAATTTGAATCCTGTAGGTGACAGGAAGTTTTCGTTACAGATTGTCATGAGTAGGATCCTTCATTCTTATATTTATAGACATAAAAAAGGACCCCTTTCGGGGTCCAGTAAACTCTGTGAATGGATCACATGAGGTTTGCAACAGATACTCTTCTGTAGTATACGTTGCTGGAGAGGTTTGCTGCAGCAGCAGGATCAGCATCTGCGAGGTATGCATCATAACCCTTAGCGAATGGGTTCAGGACCATGCCGTAGCGGGTCTTGAATCCGATACGTGGCTGGAAGTCATCCTGACCAACGCTACGTACCATCTGCAGAGGTACATATGGGCAATAGAACAGACCTGCATCATAAGGGGAAGTACCCTTATAACCGATGACGTAGTACTGGTTACCCGACTGACCACCTGTACCACCACGGGTGATGGTTGCATATGGGTCGATGTAAACTCTGTAACGACCGTTCAGAACACCAGCGAAGGTGTTACCAGTTTCGTCAACTGCGAGACGGTTGTTGCCTTCCAGAGCAGGGGTGTAATCAAGTACGCCTGCCATTGCCAGTGCCGAAGCAACGTCAGCAGAGCACATGATCATGTTGCCCTTTCCTCTACGAGTTTCACGTGCAATTGCGTTTGCATCACGCTCGATTTGGAACAGAAGACCCTTGAACTTCTCAACCGACCAACGACCGTTGGAGTCAACGTCCAGGTCAAAGATACCAGCGGTAGCGGTATCGTGCTGAGCACCACGCTTAGCGGACTTATAAATGGTACGAACAACCTCACGGTTGATCTCAGCAAGGATCTCAGAGGACAGAATGTTTGCCAGCTCTGACTCAGCATCAAGACCATGAATAGCACGAAGGTCTTGTGCGAGTTCGATGCTGTACTCTGCCTTCAGAGCACGTGACTTAGCGGTAACAGCAATCTTCTCGATGCTGAAACCCATCTCACGGAAGTCAGGAGCGGTGCCATCGCTGTCCAGTGCCTCAGAATCCTGAGTGGACATTGCGTGAGCGTTACCATACAGTGCCTGAACAGTTGCCTCAGTACCACTGAAGGTATCGTTCAGAACAGCAGGGTTGTCGCCAACCAGAGCATCAGCAGCACCCGAAACGTCGTTAGCACCTTGAGTACCCGACTGATTAGGATTAACTTCGTTGAAGAATGCTTCAGCGCCTGACTGGTTATCGTAGCGAGCACGCATTGCGAAGATCAGTCCAGTAGGACCGTTCATTGGTTGAACGCCTGCCAGGTCATATGCAACGAGGTTTGGCATTGCACGTCTGATAAGCGAGATCAGAACAGGGTCGAAACCTGCAACTGGACCAGCAGCAGCAGCGGAACCCGAGAAACCTGGAACGCCAGCAGCGCCAGGATCAGTGTTTACAGTTGGCAGTGCTTCCGACAGGATCTGACGCTCCTCACGGATAACACGCTCTTGGTTCTCAAGCAGGATGGAAGTGACAGCTTTCTTGTAGTTATCTTCGATTCTTGGAAGATCACCGTGCTCAAGAACAGGTGCCCACTTCTCCTGGAGTTGTTGGGACATGCCTAACATTTGTTTTCTCCTAGTAAGTAAGTAAGTGGTTTATTTAATAATTATTTCCAACGGGAAATTGCCTGAACATAGGCAGCCATTGGACCCTCAGCGGGGGATGCAACTTCATCAGTTGCAATGTCTTCCTTCAGTTCAACTTTTGCCTTAGGAAAATAATTTTCCTTAATGGTTTCCAGTTTTGCCTTAAAGGACTCTTCGGATTCAAACTCAACACCTTCTGCAAGAGAAGCAAGCTTCTCTGCTTGAGTTTGAGCAAGACCCTTGGAAACTTCAGCAACAACCGATTCCTTTACAAAGGTCTTGATTGTGCCATTGAGTGACATGTTCTTTTCAATCTGCTCATTGAGCTTCTCTTCCATCTCATCTAATTTTTGTGTCATCTCTTCGAGAACATCATATTTATCTTCAGGGAGTTCTACATAATTTTCTTCAAAAAGGTTCTTCATGCCTTGCATGAAGTTCTCGACCATTTCCAGTTTGATGCCGTTGTGGATTTCGAGTTCATTTTCTTTCTTCCACTCTTCGGCAACATAAGTGAGGAACTTGTCCATCTTCTCAGCAAGTTCTGCCTTAACAGTTTCAACTTGCTCAGAGAGGCGTGCCTCGAATGCTTCTTCAATCTTCTTGGTTTGCTCAGCAAGTTTTGCTTTAACTGCTGCTTCGAAGATTGTCTTTGTCTTTTCTTTAAACTCTTCAGAGAGTTCTTCGCCAGCGATCAGAGCATTAACATCCTCTTCAACGCTAAACTCAGGAACTTCAGAAACAACCTCATCGGTTACTTCCTCTTCTTCCTTAAGTTTGCCAGGAGCAGCATCTGCTGCTTTAGCGCCCTTGGTTTGCACATCGCTAACCTTCGATGTACCCTTGTTGGCAATCTTTGCAGAATCATTATCCTGCTTGTAGTTTTGATTCGTAGGACCGCCGAGGTTATCCTTTGCGGTATCTTGAGGTGCGGGAATTGAAGCAGCAATCATGCCGTCTGCCTTCTTGGCACCATCAGTTGGCGCTTTCTCCTCAAGAGTTTCTTCTACGAAAGTTTCAAATTTTTGGTCAACTGATGCTGACATTTGCTATCTCCTTTAATATAAATCTGTTATATTCTAAACTTATTTATAAATTATAATCCCTTTAAGAATCTTTCAAATGCGGCAACTTTGCGCTCCTGAAGGTTATACAAAGTTGCATGATCTAATTCATGTTTAATTGAAGCTACTTGTGCCTCTCTTAAGATGCCATTAGACCACACCCACTCCTTTCCTTCCATAATTCCAGATACAAAAGCATCAGGAGCAGAAGGGTCTGCTACAATATCAGCAGCAGTTGCGAGCATAAAATCATCACGGACATAATTTACACCGCTTCTTTCTTGAAGTGAACCAACACCCCTTGAAGAAACGCCAAGTTTTACACCTTCGTCAATCAAAGATTTTGCAATCTTACCCATAGGGGTATCAAGAAGTTTTGCTTTGCCAATAAAATTAGTTCCTTCTTTTTGAAGAGAAACAATTTTATGGGATACACGGTCAAGATTTACAGTAGGACCTTCTGGGTGACCCAGTTCTCCCAATGCACGATCTTTCGAAATGTATTGTTCAGTATATCTTTGAACTTCTTTTTCAAGAACGTTCAATGGATATACTCTACCATTTCTGTTTTTAATATCAGATTGAAGGAAAATACCCTCAATGAAGTGGTTCTTTTTGGAACCATTATCTTCAATGAGAAACTCTACGCTTTCAATCTGTTCCGTGATCAGTTTCATCTTCTGTCTGTTCTGGTGCGGTTTCTAAATTTTTGAATAAATTTGCACCCACTTTTTCTTTTTCAAGAGTGAGAATGGATGCTGCTTTATTCATAATGATATCTTTTACGGCATCTGATGCATCAGCAAGCTGATCCCTCATTACCATATCAACAATTTTAGTGGGTTCCATAATTAACCTCGATACTATTTAGTGTTTGAATTTCCTGACGCTTTTGGAGCAGGAGGATTCTTCAGTTGGTCTAAGGAAGCTTTCTTAGTTTCCATATCAAGATCCGCATTTTGCTTTTCTTGAGCAACCTGATCAAGAGGATCAATAACTTGACCCGCCTTAATCTCATTATTTATCTGCTGTTTCATTTCTTCAATTTCCTGCTCAGTAAACTGAAGCAGTTGACGCATAACATAATCTTGAGAGAAGTACTTGCCAACATAAAGATCAAGTTGATCAAGAACATCCATCTTTGATTTAAGCATCTCCAAATCTTTCATTTCGGAGAAGTGATTATCATAAAGATAATCGTATTGGATATGCTCTTTCATATCCTCCCAATCTTCTGGAGTAATTACTCCCTTCAGAATGAGTTGAGTTTTTAGAAGGTCATGGAATAAGTCCGAGAACTTCTTACGAAGACGACCTACAAATTTAGTAAATTTGATTTCATCTCTATTGATCTCTTCTGATTTTCCAAGATCAAATGACTTGTCACTCTCCAATCTTGATGGTGGAACGCCAAGTGCTTTATAAAGTTGAGATTGGAAATACTTAATGTCAGTAAGTTCTCCGAGGTTCTGACCACCAGGCAGTGTAGTAATTTCTGTACCACGACCACCTTCTCTACGAGGTAACCAGAAGTCCTCAAGCATACTCATATGCTTTTTGTCATCACGAATCTCACCAGTGTTTGAATCGTAAACAAGTTTATTTCTATAGCGAGACATTACCTCACGAAGGTATTGTTCTGCTTTAATCTTAGGAAGATTGCCTACATCAATATAGAAAATTCTACGCTCAGGTGCTCTTGACAAACGGTAGATAACAATGCTATCTTCAAGCATTCTAAGTTGATTCAAATACTTGATTGCTTTATGAAGATAACTTAAAGTAATGTTTCTACCTTGATCTGTAACACCAGAGGTAACAGAAGAAATTGCATCTTTTGCAATTTTAATTCCTTGGTTAGTATTATTGATTCCTTTGTTATTATAAACGTAGAACTCTGTTACTTTGCCGTAGTCATATTTCATGAACTGATCGGCATCTA